CATTGAGATGACAGCGGGGCGAATGGGGTGCGCTCGATCAACTGCAGACCAATGTTGGCCGGTGTCTTGAAGAACGGCACCACTACCTTGAGCATGGGATGATTGAATACCTGCTGCAAACTCTTCAGAGCAGGCGGCAGATCGGCAGTGAAGGTGCCTTTTTGGGCATACAGGGTTGCCGCTTCATCCAGATCTTTGGGTGGATTCTTGAACAAACCTTCGACCTCAAGCGATGCTTTTGCCATCGCATCGGTTTCGGTCAGGCCAGACTCAATTCCCTCGCGGTAGACCTGCTTGCCGCGCCTGGTGATCTGGGTGTTGAGCTCCATGCGGTAGAGCACGCCTTTAAAGAACTCGTCTTCGGTCATCAGCGCCCGGCCAGGCAACGTGATCGCGGTGCCATAGTAGTCCAGCGCCTTGGCAAACCATTTATCAGACTCAATGCCAAAGGCTGCAGAGCTGATGGGCGGCACGTCCATGCCGCGCTGCGCCTCAATCTTGCTCATCAAGTCGCTGGGCTGGTTCTTCTTGAATGCAGTGCTGGCCAGTTGCATGCCTTCAATGATCCCGTTGCGCAGCGACTGCGCCATGGTCAATGCCTCGTCATAGGCGATCTTCTCGGCCTCGGTGCCAGGTATCAGTGACTTCCATGAGCGCACGCCTGGCGGCAGCACGTTGCTGTAGAAAGCGCCAATCAGTCTCTCGGGGATCTGATACAACCCAAACATGGCGTTGGAGACCACGTTCTTTGCATGCGACACAGGCGATGACAGCAGGCCATTGATGTAGGTGGTAAACCACACATCTTTGATGCCCGACATCATCGACTTCTCGATCATGGCATTTTGAGCTGCACGCGACTCCAGGGCCAGGTAGCTCTTGGCCATGTCGGCCAGGGCGGCATCGCCACCATATTCATCCAGCACCTGGCGCACGATAGGCGCTGTCCCATCGCGGGGAATTCTGAACACAGACAGGGCGCGTGCGGTTTCTGTCTGGATGCCCTTGACACCCTTTTGAATCAGGCCGTGGAAGGCGATCTGCTGGCGCAGCACCAGCTTGTCAACATCGGTGGCAGCACCAGTGTTGACCAGCTTGAAGAGCCGATCCAGCTCGTTGGCGCTGGACTCCAGCACCTCCAGCGCTTTGTAGGTTTCAACGGCATTGGCCATCATGCGGCCATCGCTGCCGATCAGCCTGGTCAGGAAATTCTCAGAGATGCCAGACTCTGCCGCCTTGGCCTTGATTTCGTCAAAGGTCACCGCCTTAGTCTTGATCCCAAGCGCATCGGCCACGCCGCCCACAATGGCTGCGGCATCCTCGGTCTGGTAGCGCGACAGGTTGAAGGGTTCTTCTGGCACACCGGCTAGACGCTCGGCAGCGGTGGGGCTGGGCTTGCCAATGTTGGGGGCTGCAGCTTGCCGGGCCTTGACGGCAGCGCCGACCGTGTCTGTCAGGGTTTGGTCAGCTTCTGGGATCAGCTTGAACCGGCCAGCCTTGACGGCATCGGGCAGCTCGCCTTCAGCAGCTCGCGCAGCATCTGGCACCAAATTGCGTTCGGCCTTGGCAGCCTGCCGGGTGATGAGCTTGCGCATGGCCGCATCGACAGGGCCAGCAACCTGGATTCCCTCTTCCATGCTGGGCGTGCCAGGATCAGCTTCTGGCGGTGTGTCGGTTTCCATGACCTGGGCCGCGCCAGGCATGGGCTCCAATGCGATGTCTTCAGCAGGGGTTGCCGGTGCTGCGCTTGGCAGCATTTGGCTCAGACGTTGATCAAGTGGGATGTTGGCCATCATTCAGCTCCAGAGGTCGGAGCTGCACCGCCCCTATTTACTGTTGGGGATTTGCTGTCGGTTGCTTTTTTACGGAGCCTGTTAGATACAGCTCTTGAGAAGTCTTTCCCGACTTCTCCGCTTCGATCTGGTTGCGCAATATTTGCACTACCGGGTCTTGCTCCCCTTTGCGCTTGATCAGCCTGTCCAACTGTTCTTGTAAGGTACTCATCGTAGTCATTCCTAAAGTAAACCTTAGTGTCGTAGAAAACCATTCGGGCATCCGACACATTGCCCTCTTTCATTATATCGCTAACAATGTCTTGGAAAAGATCTTCTTTTTCCCGCATAATTTTTACCCGATTAGCCGCATTAAATGCGTCATCAAACTCAGGAATATATTGAAAACGTAACCCATTAAGGCCAGCGGTTTCTGCTCCACCAGCGCGAGCTTGCACATTGATTCGATCACTGAAGCGCATGTCTGTCACATAGGTAAACCCATCAACACCATACTGACGCAGCTTTGCTGTCACCGCCGCCATTTGATCTGGACTCATCTTTTGCTTGAAATAAATTTCAACTCCGGGCCTGGCGTTTGGACTTGCACCGTCTGAGACTACCTTAGAGATAAAGACAGCATCTTGATCGTAGGCCTTTCCTTGCTCAACCATTCGACGCTCAAGCGAAGCTGGGGAGAAATTTTGGCGCACAACAAACTCAGCATTCAAAGCTCTTTCTGTGTCACCCATAAATGAACCATAAGTATTGGCTAAGTTATATGTGACAACGCTTGCGTCATTGCGAACTACATCATCAAGCTCGGCAGCCAATTCTGCTTGAGCGTAATTACTCATTGGTTTACCTGGGCGCTCGCCAGACACGCCCAGCGTGTAGCGGTCAACATCTGATTGCATGCTGGCCAATTGCTGTTGCTTGGCTGCTTTATTCGCATCAAAAGCCACTTTTGCTTCTTGCACGCGCTTTGCATAATCTGCTTCTGGTTCTGTCTTGCGCTGTGCTGGTGGCTTGAATCCCGCATTTATCTCACGGCGCAGATCTTTGATGGCAGCTTGATTCGGCACGCCAGCCAATGACATCTCATAGTCCAACGAACCGCCTTCACCGGCCTTTGTAGTCCACCCGTTCTTTGTCCAATTCTCTTTTTCGATAAACCATGCAACAGCTTGCAAATCATCAGGCCCAAGATCTCCGATTTGTGGAGCCACGTTTTTCAGCATGCCGCTCTTATTGATTTCATCAGCAGCTTCTCTGAACACATCCTGACCAAACCCGAACTCACTTCCCACGTTGGGGTCATACAAAGAAGATCCAACCAAGTGTTTGCCTGCCACACCTTTTTCTGCAGGCGGTGGGATGCGCGGTAAATCAGCAAGCCTACGCAACATGCGTGCAGCCCACACATCAATGGTGGCTTCTTTTGTCAGGCCAATTAAATTGCCCGTGAAGTTTGGTGTCTTTGGCGAGTCGCCAGTTTTGATGGATCGGAACATATCCATCAAAGCACCCATAGACGATGGGCTGTTTGCATTGAATAGTTGACCACTTGCTTTTGTTATAAGTGGGAACTCGCCACTCTTATGCATCTCTGTCAGCGTCTTGCCATCAATAGGTTGTCCAGCGGCAATGCGCTTTTCAAATGCAGCAAGCTCGTTGTCATACTCACCACGGCTGAATCGACGTAGTATTTCAACAGCATTGTCAAAGTTTTGCTCGACACCAGTCTGAGCTGAAGTAGTACCAAGCACATCAGCGAATACATCTGCAATGCCGCCAAATTCTGCGCGCAATCTGTCACGCATAGAGCGATACCAACTTGCTTGGTTCAATATTTCAATTGCAGCTTGGTCACCTGCAGCAGCTCTATTTACGACGTTTTGCACTTCATCAACCAAGCTAGATGACAAAGTTGCCTGCCATGCTTCTTTTGGCACACCTTCTGGTGGCGTGTGAAAGTCATAAGGAATTTTGGTTGTCTCTATTTCAGCAAGATTGTCTCCAGTTTTGCTTGTTTTGAAAGTAATCTTGTTAGCCTCAATTGGAGTCCAACCTTCTGCAACAGGGTAATTTGAATGCAGGCCTTCAACTGCTGCTGTTGCTGTTTTGCGCAAATTTTGGTTGCGTTTTCCAGCAGCAATAACTGCACTTTTTTCTTGACGGGTAAGTTGTATTGGGCTTTGTGTAATGGCTTGACTTGTCATGCCTCCAGTTGGGATCTCGTCAACAGCCTGGATGCTCATGCCGACAGGCAAATTTTTGGGCAGTGCTTTTGCAGCCTTCACGGTACCAACGGCACCAGGGATCATGCCCAACGCAGCGCCACCGGCTTGCAATGCAGCGGTACCGTAGTTGCCTTGCTTGGCAGACTCAACAGCCTCACCGCCCATGATGGCAGCTTCTTCTGTCTGCATGGTGGTGCCAAGAAATGGCACAACGTCTGCCAGCCCCATGCTCAATGGTAGATTGCTGCTAGAGCCGCCAATCAGCGTCTGGGCGTTTTGCCGGGCTTTGTATCGATCTACACCCATGCCCTCAAACCCGGCTTGCAGAAAGTCGGCCAAGCGTTGTCTGATGGTCGGCTCGATGGGCTTGATGGTGTCAGGGTAGCGGCCACTGTAGGCTTGCTCTGGCAGCCCACGCGAACCAGCCTCGGCCAGCAAGATGTCGCCCGGCTGCTGGCCTGGTGCCATCTCTTGTGGTGCAGCTTCCTCAATCGGAGCCTCTGGGAATTGGACAGCGGTCAAGGCCGACAGGTATTTGTCCTCAATGGAGCTGTAGGCCATCACTGATTCCCTTCTGCTTGTTCAAGTAGCCGCTTGATCTGGGCGATCTCGCGTTGTTTGTTCTTGTCGTCCCCCGCCTTGCGCTCCAGAGCTGGCAGCGAATCGCGGGTGATGGGGCCATTGATCCACGGCTTTTTCTCCCAAACCTCGGTCAATGCTTTTTGCGCGGCTTTGGCCTGCTCGGTGTTGCGTCTGGCTTCCAGATCCTTGGCCACCTGCTCAAGTATTTGCCTGGGCTGCAGCACTTTGCCATCTGTCATGGCCTGGGCCTGGATCTGCAAAGCATTGGCGCGAAGCTGCTGCAAACGCTGGAACTCTGTGCCCTTGGGGTCAATAACGGTCACTGAGCCAGGCATGGTTGGGATGCCAGCCAACTTGGCCAGGCCGGTTTCTAGGTCACGCTGGTCGAGTCGGTTTTCACTGGTCAGCAGCTTCAGTGCAGCGACTTTCTGCTTGCCATTCAATGTTGAGTTGTTGAAGATCTGATCTGGGCTGGTGATGGTTCCCTCATAGATCCCGCGCAATGTGTTGAACTCTGCGATAGGGTTGCCTTCCTTGTTAGGCTCCAACAGATCTTTGAGCACGCCCAGTGGCACCGCATCTGGCTGGCGCTCGGCAATGCCAACAATTTGAGTGATCAATGCTTTGCGCTGGGCATTGCCCTCTGGCAGCGCCAATGCCTTGTCATACAGTGGCACAAACTCAGCCACGGCCAAGCGTTTGTCTTCAGCACGTTGGGCATCTTGCACGGCCTTGCGGTTGTTGAATGCCACCATGTAGTTGGCCACCACCTTGGCCTTCTCATCATTGGGCATGCCAGCAAAGACATCTTTCATCTTGCCCACTTCACCAGTCTGCAGCATGGCCAAGCCCTGGCTGAAATCGGGGGTGAATTCCTTGCTTGTCACAAACGCGCTGACAGCGTTGACCTTGGCGGTCTTGAGCGCAGCTTCAAACTTGTCGCTGTACGTCTTTTGCAGAGCAGCATCTCCGATCAGCAAGGCGCTGGTGTTGATGGTCTGACGAAAGACATCGGCCAAGTCATCAACTGATCGAACCGTCGGGGACACAGATTTTGTGCCGTCGCTTTCGTAGTAGGTCTGCGTGTTCTTTGTGTCGAGCCAATACCCTCTTGAAACGGCAGCCTCCAACAGCCTGGTGCTGTTGTCAAAGTCGCGGTCGAACTTGATGATCTGCGCTTGTTTCTGGCGCTTGATCTCAGTTTCTGCAGCCTTGGCCAACACGGTGTTGCCCATGGTCGCAATGGTGGCGCGGAACTTGAGCGAGGCCTCTGGATCCACACCGGCCAAGCTCTTGCTGTACCCATCCATCATGGTTGCGATCTTGCTCTGCACCTGGCTGGTTGTGGCCATGCCTTGCTCAACTGCGGTGAGCATGACGGTGAGCTCGTTGCGTGCCTCGGCTTCAAAGTTGCTGGACACCTCAAATGCCCTGGCCTTGCGCACGGCCTGGTCATAGATGTTGAACTTGCCACCCAACTGCAATGGCGCAGTATTGCCATCCTTGGCCGCTCGCAATTGCTCATCGGTGATGGGGTTGTCGGCCACATATTGGAACCCCGCCTCCTGGGCGGCACCCTTGGCAATGCCAAACAGCGTGCCACTTAGGCGGTCAAGTGATTGGGCCAGCGTGTTCTGGTAGTTGGCTGCAGCTTGCAAACCAACATACTGGACTTGCGGTGCTTGTACGCTGGGCAGCACGGCACCTGGAATGCCGACGTTCTCAACGCGGCCAGGTTGGAGCAATGGTAGATCGGCCATTATGTAGGTGTCCTTGTCTGTGCAAAACGCAGCACGCCCTCACCAAATGAAACGCCAGACAAAAGGCCGCCAGACTTGACGGCAAACTCGCCAGCCATTCTAAGTTGCTTGGCCTGAGTCTCGGCTGCATTCATCGTCAGATCGGCTTGCTCTTTGGCCGCCAGCATCATGGCGCTGGCATCCTCATAACCCAGGATCCGAGCGGTTAAGGCGTTGAGGTTTGTGACCCCCACGTCGCGGTATGTGGCCCCCACATTGGCGGCCTGGACAGATGCTGCAGAGCCTTCCCCGGCCACCGTGCCATTGGCAGCAGCTCGCGCACGCACGGCTGCGTTGGCGCGCTCCATGCCCCGCAGCAGGGTGTTGCCAGCAATGGTGTAGTTGAGCGCCTGCATCTCAGCTTGCTTGAGCTTGCGGCCAGCTTGAATTGATGCATACTTCTGGTCTTGATCGGTGCGGATCTGAGCCAAACGCAGGGTGTCAATCGCCTGCACTTCATACATGCCCTGCTGATAATAGGCAGCCGCTTGTTGCGCACCGGCCTTGGTGATGTCTGCGCTTAATTGCAGAAATGGTGATGCCGCGCTGATCGCGCCAGTTGCGGTATTGAGCAGCTTCCCGCCGACATCTAAGATGTCGTTCAATGTGATGTCGGTGTTGTAGTCAACACCAGGGCCTGTGCTAGAAGTCCAGCCTGGCTCAGTTGTGGTCATAAAATCGTCGGCCATCATGTACCTCCAGACACAGCAACCTTGTACTCAAGACCCAACAAGGTCATCTTGAGTGGCAGGCTTTGTGATATTTCTACAGTGGCCTCGCGGGAATACCCAAGCACACCATTGACCCGCTTGATGCCGGTGAACTCTGGTTCTGGGTCATCGAGCAGCGGGTTGTCAAATGTTCGGAAAGGCACAGGGTTGTTGTTCAATGCAATGTGCTGGGTGTCATTTACAACCGCATTGATTTCGACAATGCGCTTTTTGAAGCCCAGCCTGGTGCCGGTCTGCAGCTTGATCTCGACCGGCATGGTCTTGGCATAAACGGTGAACGGCAGGCCAACCTCGTAGCTGGTAGTGCTGGCGCGGTCAAAAGTTACCGAGCCGCCACCGCTCACGGTCTCATTGCCTTGTGGCACGCCATCGCAAATGACATTGAGTGCCTTGCCAATGTGTGGCAAGCTGCTGGCGCTTGCAGCGGCACCGCCAATAAACGCGCAGTCAGTGAATCGATCAAAGCTGAAGTACTCAACAAAGTATCTGTCGGTGCCATTGAATGTGCGTTTGACAACTGCATAGATGTCGGTGACATCCACACCCACGTCCTTGAATTCGCCATCTGTGGTGAACTCAGACGGGGCGGTAATTTGCTGGCTGCGCATGATTGAGAACACAGCCATGCTGCCATCATCTGTGTTGACCATCATCAGCAAATCGCCCTCATCGGTGCTGGTTGCCCGGCGCAGCGCCATGCGTGACGGGGTCTTGAGCAAATGGCCAGACAACAAAGAGATGCGCGTTGTGACGTAGGTGAGCTGTGTGTCTGAGAACAAGAACTCGTTGAGCGATTTGCCTTGTCGCTGGATGTAGACCGACCCAGACTCCAAGGACTGCACGCGAGTGCCTGTCTTGGTGCCATTGCGTGACACCGCTTTGAATGTCAACGTCAATGGGGTGATCGGTTCAGTGCCAGCTTGAGGCACATAAAACTCGCCGCCAGTGGTAAACACTTGCAGGTCGCGGCCAGAGATCATGTCAACAATGACGTTGAGCGAGCTAGTGTCCAGCGTTGCTTCAACAGCGTCATCATCCAGTGATTCACTTGCCTGGAACTCATAGAACAAATTGATCTTGCTGCCCCAGATTGTAGATGGCCGGGACTTGGATCCACCAAAGTACAGGCGACCCTCATGGAAAGTGACCGTGCGTGGCCAACCCTTGCCAGAGCTCCACACGTCCTCATAGCCCGACTCGATCTCCCAACTCCCCTGGGCGATGTTGGCCGTGCTGAAGAATGGATATTCAACGACAGCATTGACCTTGGTGGCGCTGGTGTACTGAATGATGCGAGCGCGGCCTTGTGGTGTCGCGTTGATGTACTGCCCAACGCTTGCTGCACTGAAGGCAGAATTCTGCGATGTCAGCTCCACATTGCCAGACACAGCGCTTGGTGTCAGATGGCCAGCACCCAGCGTTGTTGAGCTGGTGACAGTCATTGTGAAGGCGTACTTGGGGATGCTGTCAAACGTGATGGTGGTCATCGTCCAATCAGCATTTGTGGCACCGCGCACCAACTTCACCGGCTGCAAATCAGGGTGGACAATGATCATGGTGTCGGCGCTTTGCGTCCAGCAAATCTCAGACAGCATGGCCCCGGTGATGCTGGTAGACAGGTAGGCATTGCCACCACCATTGATGGCAGTTATTTGCACGCCATCCTTGAACACATACATGCGCGATGGCGTGAAGCACAGCATGTAGCTGTCATCCACTGAGAACTCAAACGGCACCAGGCGCACGCCATTGGCCGCGCTTGGGGTGCTGCTGTTGGGCAGCTCTGCCATGTACTTGAGGCCAGGCCTGCGTCGAATGCCGCCCTGGGGCTGCACCACCACATTGGTGGCCTTGGCCAAAGCGTTGTTGTACTGCGCCAGGTCCACACGCGAGCGCAGCAAGGGGTCGAGCTCCCCAGTGCTGAAGTTGGTCTGAATGTCTACAAAGCGCGGCATCAGCCCCTCACTGCAATCAAGCTGTAGTCTTCGATCACTCGGGTCGGCGTGCCTTGGCCATCAATGTTCATGGCCGTGCGCATGTAGCCGCCTCGGCCATTTTCAGCCGGGTCACCAACGGCCACGCGCTGCCAGTACACAGCGCGGTCTGATTGTTCGGTGATGGGCATGGCCAGATGCCAGGCCATCATGTACTTCATCAGTTGAACAAAGTACTGTGGCATTGCGTACTCGCCAATGCTGTACTGGTAGTCGATGTAGACGCTGGTCAAATTGGTGAGCAGCGCATCGCCTTGGATCTCCCATTCCTTCTGGACTGGGCTGCCCTGGGCAGAGCTGTTGTACACAGCCCTGGGGTTATTTAAACGGTCGCCAGGTAGTTGGTACTGGTAACGCCACACGCTGGTTGGTGCCGTCACCAACTGGGCAAGTTGGATCTTCTTGGTGTTGAATGTCCACGGGTACACCACCAAGGTTGAGTCGCGAATGTCAGGGTACAGACGGTCACATGTGTTGGACTCGTCGGTGCCATCATTGAATGAGCTGATGGCCTTGGCACCCAACATGATGAGTGCATCTGAGCAGATTGTGATCCCGGTATCGCCAGCAGCCATGTGAACCTCTTAATGTGAGAAAGGCCAACCCTTAGTTGCCCAAGAGTTGGCCTATCTATTTGGACTCCGTTTAATCGGTATCCGTTGCAGTCACGGTCACACCGTCAGTGATGTCCACAACCGTGCCGGTGTTGGAATTCACATAAGCAGTGGACATCACAGGAGTGCCGCCCGTTGCCGAGTAGCAGAAGATGATGTCGCCAACCTTAAGGATAGATGCCACTGAATTGAAATACCCAGATGCGCGGATCACAGACTGTGCGTCGGTGGACGAATAGGTATAAATTGCAGGGGCATTGCCAGCCTTGGATTGACCGCCAATGGCATTGAAGCCAGTAGATGAAAAAGCCATGTCAATCTCCTTGATTAAGACTCGCGGCAGGTGATCGAAACGATACCTTCTGCGTCGATGGTTGTAGCGCCAGCGCTGAAGACCTCGTTCACCAACCAAGAGGTTTTCTCGGGGATGTAGTTGATCTCAGTGCGCATTGCGATGCCTTCACCATAGCCGATTGAATCCTTGTGGAATGCAAAGCAGGTACGGTCAAGAGAGCCGTCGATGGCCAAGCCACCTTCAGCACGGTCACCCATCACATGGAATGTGAAGCCCAAGTAGGTGTTGATCTCGCCTTGCACCAGCGCTTTGACGCTGTTGAAGTCGGAGCTGGTCACGCTGGTCTCAGACAACAGGTTTGACAAGCCATTGGCATGAATCACGATGTGACGGCCATCAGGCGGCACATTGTTCTTGTCAAGCAGGCGTTTTGCTTCGCGCAGCTTGGCAATGTTCATGTTGGTGGTTGAGCCACCAATGCTGTTGGCCACGGTCAGGCTGGTGCCGGAAGCGGCAAGCGCATCCAGAATCATCTGATCTTGACGACGGCCCATGGCACCGGCCACGACTTGCACCAGCTCTTGGCGCTCGTCGAAGTTGACCTTCGCTTGGGAGAAGATGTCGCTGTACTCTGCGGCGTTGTAATCAGCCAACGTCAAGGTGACGGTGCTGAAGCCCACGTTCAGAGGGGTGACATCGGTTTGGGGCACGCGAATGGTCGCGACACCCTTGCCCACTTTGGGGAATTTGACAGTTGAACCTTCGACTCCACGACGCTGGCGAACCGCCGGGACAAGCATTGCTTTGCCTTGGTAGGCTTGCTTGACCTCTGCATCGAACAGAGTCACAAAGGCGTTAGAAAGAGAAACGCTCATTTGAATACCTCATTCGGTTGTTGGACTGGGTTCTCGCGCCGGTGAGCCTGAGAGTCAGGGCCGATTGCTTGCTGGTTGCGCCAGCCACTCGTCAGCATCCGCTGCGGCAAGGGTCGGTTGCCCGGTGGGCCTTGGGCGCATTGTATGACCTTTTTACAACAGCGCAACCCCCCGGTTGGGAACTGGACAAAAAAAGACCCGGCACCTGGCCGGGTCAAGTGGCAACTGCCTTTTGGGCAGCCTTGGAGTTATTGCACAAATTGCTGGAACATGCGCTCAACTTTTTGTCGATAACCGGGGTCGGTCTTGTATTTTGGATCGTTGACCATTTGGTAGAGCTCCTCTTTTGAAGGTGCCCCCTCAACAGGTGCTGAATCGATGGGCACACGGCCTTCGTAGGCCTCGCGGATCTTGAGCAATGCACGCATGCCTTTTGCCGTGCCACCCATGATCTTGAACTCTTCAAAATCATCCTTGCCCCACACGCCCTTGTTGACCAGGCCGCGAGCCCAGTCAACCATCCCATTGATCACCGCCTGGCCATTTGGGCCAAGCGCATTGATCTCGGCCTTGATGTCAATGGCCGGGCCTGCCGACTCTTCGGCGATGGCCATGGTGCGCTGTGCGAGCTCGTCAAATGCTGCCTGTGGCAAGCCCCACTTGGCTGCAAACTCTGTGAGTGCCCCAGCTACCGGGCTTTCACCCAGTGTTGCGGTATCGTATTTGCCGCCCTCTGGTGCCTTGTGCTTGCCCTGGCTGATCATCTTGCGAAGATCGCTCCATGACTTGGCAATGCCTTCCAGGTCAGGCTCGTTGGAATCTTTCTTCCAAAAATTCTCTGGCCAGAAGTCTGGGCGCTCCAGAGGTTCATCGGCTTCGGCTGCGCCTGCTGGAGCAGCTTTGTGGTCAATATCGACCTTTTGTGAATTGTCTGCTGGTTTGGTGTCGTCGGTCACTTGCACGTTGTCAAGTAGGCCGGTTTCACCGGGCTCGACTGTTGCTGTATCGCTCATAGTTTCCTTGCTTGGTTAATCCGCGCCTCGATGTCCCTGATGACGTTGCGTTGCCCTTCGGCAAAGAACGCATGCGAGGGGTCTGTGCCCGGCACGGCGATGGGCACATTCACATACATGTCGCGCATCCAAGACAGCAACTTCTGGCCATCTTCGCTGCCAAAAACTCTGAGCATCAAACGCGATAGATCGTCGCGCTTTTGCTCAACGTCGCGGATGTCGGTGTTCTGGCCAATGGCATCGATGTCCTCCCAGCTCATGCTGGTGCTCCGGCAGGTGCAGGCAGAGCAGCAGCGCCACCCTGCAATTGCTGCACTTGCATTTGTGCGGCCATGGCTTGAGCTTGCTGGGCCTGGCGCTCTTCAAGCAAGAATGCGCGCTCGGCAGCATCATTGCGCAGGGCTGCAGGCACCCCGAGCTTGTCGCCCAGGTAGTCGATCATGTCGCCAAACTTCACGGCCACGGTGCCCTCTGGCCCCATCTGCTGGGTCAGTTGAGCAAACTGCATCACCGCATTGATCTCGTCCATGGCCTGTGCGTTGGCCAACGGGGCCACCGGGGTGACCTTGACCTCCAGCCCATTGACGCGCAGGGGCAGATCAATCAGACCGCGCTCGTCCATCACCTCCAGGATCTTGGCCACCAGCGGGATCATGGTCTCGTTGATCAAACGACCAAAGGCCGACCCCAGGTTCTGCGAGAGCTCCTTCATGCGCTCGACGATCTCGGTGGCCGACCTGGCGCTCATGTTGTCGGGCGGCAGTGATTCGTCCAGCAAGATGCGCTTGACGTTGGAGCGCAGGTCATTGATCACAAGCTGGGTGACGTTGAAGTCACCAGATCGGGGCAGGGCTTGCAAAGCTGGACCTTGGGGGCCGCCGTTTCTGGCCACCGGGATGATGGCCCCGGGCACGATCTTGACCGTGTTGGGGTTGAGCACACCATCATCAGCCGCCGTGTAGACACCAGACACCGCCAGGCTGGCGTTCTTGAGCAGCAGCTCAATGGTCTTGTTCAGCGTCTTGATGTCGGGCAGGGCGGTCATCAGGGGGCCACGGCCATAGATCTCGCCGGCCACCTTCATGTAGCGCGAGATCACCCAGGGTGAGTATTTCTTGCGCCGGTAGACCAGCTCCTCTTTGGACAGTTTGTCGATGACGTGGTAGCAGTAGTCGCCACGCTTGTGGTCATAGATGGTGGCCTCCAGCAACTCGATGTCATCGGTCGGCTTGTGCTCGATGCGTCTGGCCATCTCGGGCGGGATATTGGCATCTGGCCACTGGCGCTGGATGCTCTCGCCCTTCATGCGCATGCGCCGGTAGACGTTGTCCACCTGGCCATTGGCACCTTCTTCGTAGCTCACCAGGAAGAGCGGCACGGGGATGAAGTTGAGCGGGGAGACATCGTCGCCAGGCTGCACCATCATGGCTGCGGTGCCCACGGCCAGGTCGAGCAAAAACTCGCCCATGGCAATGTCCAGGTTGGACTGTCTGAGCACAGCAAACATCTTCTCGTTGTACAGGTCGAGGATCTGCTGGGCCTGGCTTTTGCGCTCCGATGGAATGTCAACGCCGGGATCCAGACGGCACCATTTGCGCTGCGGGGGAAAAACCACAGACTGCAATCTGTTTGCAAACCGTTGGGTACTGTTGATGGCGGTCGAATCAAAGACGCGCTGCATCTTTTTGGACCCCACGGCACCACCTTCCCACACGCCATAGAGCTGGCGCTGGGGCAGGGCGAATTCGTAGGCATCTTGGTAGAGCTGCTGAAACTCATCCTTCTTGGTCTGCGCCATTTGCTGGCGCTTCAAGATTTGTTCTGGGGTCAGGCGCATGCCGCCTGGCGCGTTTTTGTATTCCATCAGTCTTTCTCCAGCTTGTACTTCTCGATCAGGTTGCGACCCTTTGCGGCCAGCCTGGCAGCCGCAGATGCGGTGCGCGGCACGGGCTCGCCCCATGCATTGGCGGCCAGCGCCAGCCTGGTTGGCTCGCCTTTGTCGTTGACCAATGGGCCGCTTGGGTTGGTGTAGAAGCGCGTCAAAAACGACCCCTTGCGACGGGCTCGATCACCCGTGGGGCTCGACTCCTTAACGCCAGGCTGCAGGTTCTTGCTCTCTCCAGAGCTCTCAAACTTGCGTCGCCCAGCCTCAGTGAGACCGCCCTTGGGGTCTTCGTACTTGCTCACTTCTTACCCTTTGCGGCGTTCATGTTGTCAACCAGGTTGGGGTAGGGGCGGCCAGCATTCCTGGCCTGGCGCATGGCGTTTGCTTTCTGCGCGGAGGTCAGCTCCTTTGGTTTGCCCAGATCCTTTGGACGTGGCTTGTCCCAGACTTCTTTCATCAATCGTCCTCCTCGCTTTTGTCGGTGATTGGGCCTCCGACCAGCCATGCGTCACAGGTGCGCGTGTCGGCGCACTTGAAGTGCAGCAGCTCGCAGTAGCCCAGGCCAGCAGCCTCGACCACGTCTTCATCGTATCCAGCTTCTTGCCGTGGATCTTTGGCCTCGATGCCAGCCTTGATGCAGTCCAGCATCTGGCTGGTTTGAATGAATGCCGCGCAATTGCCGCAGCGCATGCCCATGGCCTCAATCACGCTGGTGTTGAGCATGGTGGCTTTCTTCAGCCAAAACCCACGATTGTTTTTTGTGTCGTTGGGATTGGCCGGGCCATAGCCGTAGTTCTCAAATGCGAAGTTGCGAGCCTTGAGGTTTGCCTTCAAGTCGCGGGTTGCGATTGGGCAGGCATAGACCTCCTCTTCAACCTCAACATCTTCGATCATGTTGCGGCGGGTTGCCATCATTTACCCTTCTTGAGCTGGTTTGCCTCGCTCATTGCGATGGCCACGGCCTGCTTCTGGTTGGTGACTTTGTCGCCACTTGAGCTTTTGAGCTTGCCAGCCTTGTACTCGCGCATGACCTTGGCCACCTTTTGCTGCATCTTGTCTTTCATTTCCATCATCCAACTCCCAGTGTTTGTGTTGTACCAAGCGAGCCGCCAGCGCCCATGCCACCGCCATAGCCCAGCGCTTGTGGGCCGGTCTCTGTTGCAGTCCCCATAAGCAGTGGCCTGGCCGTTGATGATCTGGCAGCACGTTTGCGGCTGGCCTCGCGCTCTGCCGCTTCACGTTGCACACCTTCAAACTCGGTGCGTGCTCTTTCCCTGACCAGGGTCGCTTGCTGCTCGGCTTCAACGCGCTGCTGTTCAAGCGCTGCCTGCTCGGCCTTCAACCGCGCTGCCTCTGCAGCGGCCTCTTCTTGCATCCGCTTTTGCTGCGCGTCATACTCGGCGGCCTGCCTGGTGATGACATCGCGCTCTTTCTGCGCAATTGCCTCGATCTCAGCCTGTGCTTTGGCAAATGCCTCCTGATCGGCCAGGCGCTGCGCCTCTGTCTGCGCGGCATATGCTCTTTGCTCATTCTCAAAGGCTATGCGCTCTTGCTCTGCCAGCGCCTTTTGCTCGTCAATGTAGCGTTGCGTTTCAGCATCAAGCGCTTTTTCTTCAAGGTTGATGGCCTCTTTGGATATGGCACCGCCAGAAGAAATGAGGTTCCCACCTTCATCTGTGATGTTGATGAACTCTGGAAGACCAGTCACTGGATTTGGTTGGCCAGAGCCACCCATCGCCTTCAGTGCTGCAGCCTCTTCGGGGTTGATGTGGGCAAGTATGGTGTCGCCACCGCGCCCATGTTTGCGCAATAGCTCAACCGCTTTTTTTATTGCACGTTTGTCTGGCATATCAGTACCCACGCAGGGATGTGACTTGCTGATCTTCCATGCCCATGCCAGCGAGGCCTGTTTCTGGTGTCAGCCTGGTTTCTGACAAGAGAGCTCGGCGGCCACTGCGGCGGCGAGCCGTCATCTGAGATGACTCGCGCTGGGCGATCTTGCGACGCTCGGCTTCCAGCGCTGCGGCCTGGTCGGCGGCTGCTTTTTCCATCGAGATCTTCTGCTCTTGGTATTGCTTTTGCTGCTCGGCGAGCTGCACCTTGGCGGCCTCCGCAGCCTGGCTTTGCTGGGCGGTCAGGTTCTCCATGAGCTTGCGTTGCTCGTCGGCGGTCAACTGGGTTTGCTGGAGCCGGGCCGCAGCATCTGCCTTTTGCTGCTCCAGGGAAGCGGCCTGCAGCTCGCGGTTCTTTTGTGACTCAGCGGCAGACTGTTCTCTGGCCAAGCGCGCCGCCTCGATGGCCACCTCGCGTGACTTCTGGGCTTCGGCGGCTGCGGATTCGCGTGCCAAACGCGCCTGCTCCATGGACTCTGCCTGTGCTCGCCTGGCTTGATCACGGGATTCAGAAGCAGCCTTTCTCGATTCGCTTACAGAGTAGACAGTCGCAGCAGCAGCCACCAATGGCACCCACCAGACAAACTCAGGTTGGCCAGTTTCTGGGTTGATCTTGTTCTTTTCATGGCCAACCGTGAACTCATCCAGGTTGCCGCCAGAGTTTTTGAACAAGTCGGCGATCATCTGCTTGTTTTTGGGGTCAGACATGATCTGGGCGGGGATGATGACCTCGCCCTTGGTCAGGTGGCCAACCATGTCATCAGTGCCGCGCCCCTTTTTAGCCGCTTTGTCCATGGCCACCTCAAGATCACCGCTCATCGATTTGTCGATCATCATGCGTTTGTTGCGTTCTTTCATGGTCACCCCACAGTTGTCATGCAAGGGATTCTATTGGGCTTTGGGCATCACGCAATGGGCTGTATATCAAGCAGATATAGGCCTATGCGAACACGTCAAAGTCGGTATTGGCGTTCATTTGGCCAGGCGGCCTGGCACCGTAGCTGTTTGTGCGGGTCATGCGGTTGTACTCGCCGCCACCCAGCATCAGGTACCCAAAACTGTCGCCAATGTGTGAGTGTTCGTTCTTGTTTGGGGCATCTCTGAAGCGCTCCTGGCCAGCACCCACGGCCACCCGCTTGAAATGGTAGCCGCCGCCCAGGGCTTTGCGCAGCAGCTTGCACTCGCGGTTGACAATCAGCCCCGGCTTGCCGTTGATCAGGCGCTGCATGGGGGCTGCAGAGGCCTCGCGGCGCACCTTGAAGTCGTTGCTGGCCGTTGGCTGGGCCTTCAACCCCAGGGTTCGCAGGAAATCAAAGGCTGTGACCTCATAAATCGCATCCCTGGCCATGCCTGCCGGGTCGCCCCAGATCATCACCTGGTGGTTTGGGTACCTGGAATTGAGCTCGGCGAGCAATTGCTGGCCAAAACGCTCCAGCCCCATGTCGAAGGTCACGATTTCTTGCAAGATCTGCCATCTCCCGTTGGGCAAACGCTGGCCAATGGTGGCTGCCGGGGTCAATCCGAAGTCCAGTCCGACCTGGATGGGCACATCTTTGCTCACTTCCACGTCACCAGACATCGAGCTGTCCTCGTATTCTGGCCAGACGGGCCTACCCTCTTGCACATAGGTGTACTCGCCGCCGGCATAGCAGCGAATCCAGTCCAGATTTTTGCCAAGCAGCATTTGCTGGTAGTAGCCGCCGGGCAAGTTGTTGATGTTCTCAGCGCGAGGGTTGAGCTTCCACCACTTGCCAGCGCTGTATATGTGGTCTTGGGCCTCGGGCATCTCGGGCAGGTCTTCGACATCGACCGGCACCACGCCACCAGGCTGCTTAAAAAACTTCCAGGCATAGGGGCCGGTCATCTTCTCCTTCTCGGCCATGTTGTGCCACCAGTGGTCATCATCCATGGGGTTGGTGTCCATCCAGATCCCATGCCATGAGGCACCGCCATCGCGCTTGGTGGGGTAGCGGCCAACCCGGTGGGTCAGCCCGTCGATCACCGCCTTGGGCAGCTCACGCGCCTCATTGACCCAGGCACCCGTGAGCTCCAGCGAAAGCAGCTTGCGCACGTCTTTTGGCTGATCAAGGGCCAGGAAGATCACCTCGCAGTCGATCCCAGCGGCATCCCCACGCGCAGGCAGCCGAATGTGGTGGGTGATGGGGGGTGTCCAAAGCATGGGGCCAAAGGTGTTCTCAGGGAACAGATCCAGCCAGGTCTTGATGGTGGTGGTCTTGAGCATGGGGTAGCTGTTTCGCACCACAGCCCAGCGCGAGTACTTGATGCCATCAATCGGGCTGGGCTTTTGTTGCACCGCCTTGAGCATGATCTTGGCCGCGCAGCCATATGATTTGCCCGACCCCACCGGCCCCATCACGCCCTGCACAAACGCCTTGCTCTGGATGAAGTCGTAGATCACCGGCGATTTGCTGAAGTCCAGGTTCAGCCCGGTGATGGGCACCTCCTTGCCTGATGTCTCTTTGGTTCTGCTCATGTTGATCCTTAATTTGTTTTTTGCGCCAGCCACTCATGGTTCAATCATTTGGAATTATCTGGATCAACATCAGTCACGTCTGGTGCCATGACATTGATGCCAAGCACAGACGGTCGATCCTCGCTGTCAGGGTTGTCAAGCAAGCCACTTGCCTTGGCCAGCAGCCGCAGCACCCCCACCTTGTCATAGAGCTCGATCTCCAGCGTGCTGTATGTGTCGCCATCCTTGTCCTTCCTGGTCTGCACCCGGATGTTCTTGATCGCGTGCAGCGCATGCTCTGGGATCTCATGGCTGGCCTTGACCTTGACATTGCCCTGTTCATCCCAGGACATGATGTCAGTCAGCTTGGTGTTGGCCATGGACAGCAGCGCATAAGCCACCGCCTCCTTGTTGGCCAGCAAGGTCGAGCTGCGCTCCAACCGGCGCTGCACCGACCTCACCCCGCCCCAGTTGGTCAGGGGCGGCATCACAGGGCTTTGCTTAATCCTGGCCATCAGAACGGTATATCGTCATCATTGTCAACCGGTGCGGCACCCAAAGGCGGCACCGAGCTGGCCATGGGCTGCTCCTTGCACCTGTCGCCAATCTGACAAGAGATCCACTTCTCGCCAGCCTGGGTGGTCTTCGTCCAGCCCTTGAACCAGTGCACAGTCCCGTCAGGCAGCATGATCTTGCCAGCCAAGTTGGGATCCTTCTTGTCGGGCCTCATGTCCTTGTTTTTGAACAGCGACCCACTGTTGGGTCTCATCTCATAGTTAGTGGCCATTTACTTAAAGCTCCTTTTGGTTGATTGTCGTCTATCAGGGAAAAGTGGGGAAAATTCTCTTGCGGGAAAAAGTGAGGAAAATTTTAGACTGACCCCCGGACGCTACCGTAGGGGGTGGGGGGGCAAGGGTCGCGTTCCGGGCGCGTCGTCGGGCGCGGATCGCAGGCGCACACGCTGGCGCATATAGGGCCGCCGGTCTGCCAGCAGCCGGACACGCCTCGATCTGCCGGGCTTGTACAAAACCCATACGTTCGTCTGCGATTTGGACAGACCGATTTAAACGGCCTACAACGCGCTGAAGGGCTGGGATGCTACCTGTGTACCAGCTCATGGTTTTGCAGGGCTTCCTGAGCCTTCCAGGTGCCTTGCCGTGGCATCGGATTGGTGCTCGATCACTGCATTGATCCACCACTCCAGCCGTTTGGGGGGCTCGACACCCTCGCGCCTGGCCGCTGCCAGCAGGTCGTCAAGCGCCTGCTCGACCTGACCGGCGGTGAAGTCCAGATCGGTCAAGTATCCGATCAACATTTCATCGTTTTGGTTGTTCAAAACATTTAGACTTCTTTTAATAAATATATCTTTAAATACTTGTTGACTAGAGTCTGTTCGGTGTTTTGTACAACCTCTGGATGTTGTAATTTTTGGGTCTGTAGGTTGTATCTCATCAATTTGAGTAAATGAGTTATCCACAGGCTGTTGAGGAGTTTGAGGTACAACATCTGGAGGTTGTACGTGAGTCCCCTTCGACTGCCGCTTTTTGGCAATCTCGGCCTTCATTTTCCTGACTGTCAATGTGTCGTTGCCTGATGGCATGGTGTACTCCTTTGGTTGTGGTTTGACTGACTTGAGAGCGCCCTGCATGAGCTTGGCGATTTTCTGTTGACCGGCCCTGCTGACCGGTTCTTCCATGGCTTGCTTGTCGATCTTTTGCATGACTGGTGGCCTTGTGTCCTCGATGGTTGATGTGATGCTGATGGCATCGGCTGCCTTGATTGACGGGTCAAAGATCACCCGCCATGTGTTCATGCGCTCGCCTGGCTTGGCCTTCCAGACCACTTCTAGGTAGCCCAGCTTGGTCAACTTGACCACCTGGCGGCTGACTGCTTGCTGACTGACCTTGAGTTGTTCGGCCAGCTTGGCCTGGCCAACCCAGGTGATGCCAGCACGGTTGCAGTAGCTGCAAATCAACAGCAGGGTGCGCATCATGGCCTCGGTGAGCCGTCTGTCGGTACATGCCCGGATCGGGATCACGGCCAGGCTGCGCTGATCTGGAAGCGGATCCTTGAGCTTTACCTTGGGCTTTTTGGGGATGCTGAAGGGCACGATGTTGTCAATCATGGGCATTGCGCTCACGGTATATGTCCTTCATGTGCTGCCTGATCCGCTCGGCTGATCCCTGGCCATAGATCTTTTCGCTGGCCACCAGCATGCGCTCCACCATGGCCTTGTCCTTGTTGTAGTCCCAGGCCGCCAAGATGTCCCTGGCCTGGCCACGCTCGCTGATGAAGCGCTCGGGCAGTGGGCCTGTTTTCTTTGGTAGCCGATATGGCTTTTTGATCACTTTGCATCTCGTTTGGCCTGCAGTTGCAGCTCTTTGACAAGCACCTTGCGTCCAAGGTCTGTGACCTTGCTGTTGGCAAGCACTAGCCCTCGGCGACGCAGTGACCAGTAGGTGTTCCAACTGCCAGGCTTGTCGTTATACAGCCTAAACTTCCAGCCCATCGCCAGGTGCTTAAGCATAAATATTTGATGGTTTGACAGACTCATTCTTCACTTGAGCTTGATGGCGTTGATCACGCGCTGGGCAATGCTTGGGTTCTGGCGTTGCTGCTCGGCCTTGATGCTATCGGCCAACTGCTTGCGCAGCCACTGCACGCCTCCCAGGCGCTTCCATTCAGCGTAATGGGCCGGGATCAGCCTGGCGCTGACTGTTGTGGCCACACTTGTCATTTCACTTTTTGGTCGGGGCATTTTCTTGTCCTTTCAGTATTTCGTTGTTGAGCTCCAGGGCAATGCGGCGCACCCCTTTGAGCAGCTCTTGCAGGTTGTCGACGGTTTCCATCTCACGCTCAAGCGCGTCCTTGAGCAGTGCAATCTGGTGGTGCAGGTTGCGCAGCTCACCGTTGGCCTCTTGGGTGTCGCGGATGATCCCTTCATCATCTCGGAACAGCTTGACGTAGCTGATGTGCATCACTTGCTCCACTTCCAATGGTTCCATGTCGTGACCTCGCAGTCGAGCTCCCAGAGATGCACCCCGGTGATCGTCTGCTGGTGGCGACGCAGCTTGCGCATGCCCTTAAGGTAGATCTGCCTGGCCCGCTCTTGCGTGCAGCCAAGCTCTTGGCCAGCCTCTTTTAGGGTCAGATCGTCGTGCGCGACCAGCTTAATGGCCAACATCTCTCTGTCTGTCAGCCTTGCGTCGGCAAGGATCTTAAACAGCAGATCTTTGGCCTCAAACAGCTCCATGTCATCCTGCAGCTGCCACGACCACTTGTGACGGGGCAGTTCTGGCAGCTCATCATCCCGGCTGTACCAAATCCTTTTGACCTCGCTAGGCAGGCTTTCGGTCATCAGTTGCCCGTAGTATTGCGAGCCTTTACCGTGCTTGTTGACGTGCATCATCTGTGCTCCCAGGCCTTCACAAAGGCATAAATGACCGCCAGGCAGATCACTGCACCCAGCACCAGCACGCAAAAGATCACAAGCAGGTCGATCATGCTTGTCCCCTTGCTCTGATTCGCTCAGCAATAACAAGCGAAGGATGAGGCCAACCTACCGCCCATTCGTCCGCAATCTTTGCACACGCCTCGCGCTCACGCTCTGCCACCATTTTTGCAAAGTGATAGCGAGTGAACATCTCGCCATCTTTGATTGACTCTTGCATAGCCTGTTGCCACATGGTGTTAATTTCTTCTCGTGTCATTTGTCGGCCTCCAGTGCCCAGTGCAGCAGCGCCAGCGCGTCTGCCTCGTTGTCATCAGTTACCGGGTGACCAAGTAGTTGCATGGATGCAACCATGGCCGCCTTATCGGCATTGCCCCGGCCAGTCGCATGCTTCTTGATGGTGCCCACCGGCACGCCCTGGTAGGGAATGTTGTTTTGCTCGCACCAAGAGGTGAGGGTGGCCAGCAGCCCACCGTAGACGTGCGCTGAGTCGGTGCTGGCGTGGCGGCGCACCTCTTCAAAGTAGATGGCGCTGATCTCTGGGCCAATGCTGCCGTTGATCTCGGCCAGCCACTTCTTAAAGCGCAGGTAGCGCATGCCGCCACCCTCATACCGGCCAGGCTTGAAGCTCGACCAGCCATGCACGATGGTGCCATCAGCCACCTGGCAGGCCCAGCCTGTGGTGGTGCCCAAGTCCAGGGCCAGGACGACCGCGGTCATAGCTGGCCAGCCTCGCGCAGCGCCTGCACAAATGCCTCGACATCAGGGCAGGGCAGGTCGCGCCAGCAGGCAGCATCGCCGGTCATAAAGAGCGCCTCGGTGATCACATCTTCGGGCATGTGATGGCCATCTTTGACCTTGTCCAGTATCTGGGTGGCTTCCTGGTGGGTCATGGCTGGCGCACCCCCGACAGGAAGCGCTGCAGCCGGGGCTGGAGCTCGCCATAGCGTGGCGCGAGCTGGTCATGCACGCACTGGTCAATGAGGGACGACACGCTGCGTCGCTGGTCGGCAGCCGCCTTGTCCAGCAGCTCCCGTGTGGCCGGGCGCATGCGCATCAGGAAGGGTTTGAGTTTGGGTGTGTCCATCAGGCGAGTGTATATCACCTAGATATTGCGGTGAACCAACTGGCCACATGATTTGTTGCTGGATTAGGGTAAGTCCCTATATATTGGCAGCTTTTGGGGGTTGTACCGCGATATACAAACTGTGCCATAATCCTCCCATGTTCAACGCGCAGATGAAGCGCAAGGAGTTGCAAACATGACCACCAAGATCACCACCCTCACCAGCAAGGCCACCGGCTTCACCGTCAAGGTCGAGCACTTCCGCAAGAACCACTATCTGGTTTGGATTGATGGCCGCATCGCTGCCGAGTTTGACCAGTTCGGCTTGGCCCACGCTTGGGCACAGCGCACATTGATCGCTGGCCGCGAGGCTTACATCGAGCGTTTGGCTTTTGCTGCTTGAGGAGCTGACCATGGCACCACACACCGGCAAATTCGTCGCCTACTACCGAGTCTCCACCGACCGCCAGGGTCAGTCTGGCCTGGGCCTTGATGCCCAGCGTGCTGCTGTGGCCAAGCACATTGGTGCTGCCGAGCTGGTGGCCGAGTTCACCGAGGTTGAGTCTGGCCGCAAAAACGACCGCGAGCAACTGGCTGCAGCTCTGGCCATGGCCAAGCGCACCAAGTCAATGTTGGTTATTGCCAAACTCGACCGCCTGGCACGCAATGTCCACTTCATCAGCGGCTTGCTTGAGTCTGGCGTGCCATTCGTCTGTGCCGACATGCCCGAGGCAGACCGCACCTTCTTGCAGATGATGGCCGTATTTGCTGAGTGGGAGGCACGCAAGATCAGCGAGCGCACCAAGGCTGCGCTGGCCCAGGTCAAAGCACAGGGCCGCACCCTGGGCTGCCCGACACCTCAGATCGGGTCTGCCATCGGTGTCAAGGCCGTGATGGCCAAGGCCGACAAGTATGCCGACCGGGTTGGCCCCATCGTGCGCGACATCATCGCCAGATCTGGTGCCAGCACCCTGAGAGACATTGCTGCAGCCCTTGAAGCTCGCGGCGTGGCCACACCCCGTGGCAATGTAGCCTGGGGGCCAACACAGGCCTCCAACCTTTTGAAACGCCTCAACCTGGAGTCAACCTATGCATGAAACTTTGTCAGAAAAAATCACCGTGGCCACATTGTTTGTGGCTTGCGTTGGACTCTTGATCTGGATGCCGATATGAGCACAAAGATCATCACACCACCAAAGACCCTGCTGGAAGGCGCGGAGTACACCAGCGCTGCAGCCACTGATGTTATGCGCACCTGGCGCAAATATGGCTGGCTGCCCAAAGAGGAGCGCGAGGCCGAGCTCAAGGCCCAGCAGACTGTCAAACGCATGAAGACCAAGGAGCGCAATGATGCCAACAGCTAACCTCCAGGCTGGCCGCGACATGCGCGACCGCCAGCTCGATATTTTTGAAGAGACTGAGCATGAATTTTTGGAGCGCTGTCGTGTTGTGGCAGTTTTTACATGCATGCGCAAAGGGCAGGTATCAATCAATGACATCAGAGAGTTGATTGAAGTGCCACCTGGTTTGCACCCATCTGTGTTGGGCGCGGTGTTCCGCACCAAGCAGTTCCGCAAGGTTGGCCACACCGAGGCCACCCATCCCCAGGCGCACGCCCGTGTGGTGCGCGTCTATTCCCTCGCCACAAACAAGGAGTGAAAAATGGCAGGTAAATTAACCGACGACAAAGAGATGAGCGCCAGCCGCTTACCCGGCCTCATGGGCTTCAGCAAATACAGCAGCCCCAATGATGAACTGCAGTTCTCGATCAACGCCATCGATGGCAAAGAGCGCCCCGACATTGGCAATGAAGCCATGGCCTGGGGCAACACACTTGAGCCGGTCATCTTGACCCAGGCTGCGCAGCGCCTTGGACTTGAGTCATTTGATGTCAACATCACCACACCCTACACACACCCAGACATTGCGTTGCAGTGCTCGCTTGATGGCGTTGGGTTTGGTGATGGCCAAATTTGGCTTACTGATCCAGAGCAAGGCATCTATGTGATTGGCCAAGACGCTATCGTGCTCGACGGGCCTGGTGTGCTTGAGGCCAAGCTGACCAAGACCATGCCTGAAGATGTCCCTCACCTGGCGCGTGGCCCGATTCAGCTGCAGGGCCAGATGCTGGTGACCGGCCACAAGTGGGGCGCTGTCTGCGTGTTGTACCAGGGCATCGAGCTGCGCGTGTTTTTGTTTGCGCGTCATCCCGAGACACAGAATGCGATCATTGAAGCAGTCAATCATTTTGATGCGAAGCTGCTCAACTACAAAGAGACTGGCGCGATTGACTGGTATCCACCAGCCAGCAGCAAAGAGCTGGATCGCATCTACCCCATGGCCGCTGCCAAAGAAGAGATCGAGCTGGACAGCACCATTGAAGATCTGGCACAGGCGATTGTCAACAACAAGGCAGCCATTCGATCTGCTGAAGCTGGCATTGAGGAGGCAGAGAAGCTGATCAAGGAACGCTTGGGCCAGGCCGAGCGTGGCAAGGCAGGCAAGTTCATCATCAATTGGCCAATGCGCAACTACAAAGCGCAAGCAGAGCGCCTGATCCCGGCCAAAGAAGCCTACTCTGTGCGCCAGAGCACGCTGTCGATCAAGGAGCTGCAGCCATGAACCTGCCTGACAACCCTGCCATCAGGCATGCCTATGAGCAAACGGTGATGTGCCTGCTCAATGCCACCGACTGCAGCCATGATGAGGCCGAGGCATTCGTTGACGCGATGGCCAACCTCATTTTCACCACTATGCAAACCTACCTATCCGAGAGAGACATCAATGCAATTGACAACAACTAATCGGGGCTTTGCCCCAGCCACCCTCACCGAGGCGATCCAGTTCAGCGACATGCTGGCCAACTCCAGCATGGTGCCAAAGGCCTACCAGGGCAAGCCCCAGGACATCCTGGTGTGCGTGCATTGGGGTATGGAGCTGGGCCTGGCACCCATGCAAGCCCTGCAAAATATCGCTGTGATCAACGGTAAGCCCAGCGTCTATGGCGATGCCATGATGGCCTTGGTGCAGGCCAGCCCGGTCTGCGAAGATGTTGAGGAGTTCTTTGAGGGCGAGGGCACGCCCAACCCTGTGGCCGTGTGCGTGGCCAAGCGCAAAGGGCGCAAGCCGGTGACAGTCAAGTTCAGTGTTGAGGATGCCAAGCGAGCTGGCCTGTGGAATAAGGCAGGGCCGTGGTCGGCATACCCCAAGCGCATGATGCAGATGCGTGCCCGTGGCTTTGCGTTGCGCGATGCGTTTTCCGATGTTTTGAAAGGCTTTGTGATCATCGAAGAAGCGCTGGATGAAACATCACCGAATGAAGATGAAAAAGTTGGGCATGTGAAAGAAAAAACTTCAAAGCCACGCAACCCCTTGGACATGGTGGCCAAGCCAGAGCCGGTGGCCATCCCGGTTGAGATCACTGATCCGGCCATCATCGAGGCCGCATTGGCCGACACGGTTGATCCAGAGCCGATTGATGTGGTGGCCATGGTGCCCGAGGTAGAGGCAGCGCCTGTCGATGAGTCGCCCATGGTTGACGGCGTGCCTGCTGAAGACGACGACCTGGGCGATGAGATCCCCATCGGGTTTGTGTTGAAGGTGCCCGGCAAAGACAAGCCCTACTCAATCCACCAGACGTTGGATGAGTGGCAAGATGCCTACGAAGAGCTGGCCGACCAGGTTGCCAAGGCTGGCAAGCGACCGCCCAGGGAGCGCATGACAGCGCTCAAGGAGCTCAAGCAGATCAATGAGGAAACCATCCAGCGGGTGGACACAATCAAGCGACTGCGCCACACAAGCGCATACCAGCGTCGACTCAACGCGCTAGGCGCAGCGCAGTGATCAAAGGACTGCAAGCACCTCGTTGGTGTGCTTGATGCGATCTGAGAGACCTATCAACCCCCCATTGATGATTTTGGTCAAGCGCTGATGATCAAGAGCATCACTGGGTGGGTTGCATTTGTGGGTTGACCAGAACCACCCGGCGGTCAGGGCAGCGTACTTTGGCGTGGCCACCAGGTCGGGTTGGGTTACCAGGTCAACGCCCAGCGCTTTGCTTGCATGGTGGTAATTATCCGCGCCGGTCAATTGAACCAGACCTCTTCCCCTCATCATCCACCCATCATTGCTGGCCTCATCCCTGTTTCCCATGCGACCACTGTAGACCTTGTTGGCAATAAGGCGCGGCTGGCCTGCGTACTGGTTCGCGATCTCAATGGTGGGGAATCTCTTGGGCCAGATCCGCATCAGTGTCGCTGCCTTGTAGTTCAGATTTTCCTCAAGCAATCTGAAGTTGCCAGACTCATGCGAGCACTGGCCAATGAAACAGGCCTGCTGATTTTTGGTGGTGATCCCAAAGCGCTCAAAGGTTTCGTTCAGTGGATCAACCCACTTGACATCAATGTGGAGCTTGGTCAGTTGTTCAGCGTTTAGCATTGATTGCCCCCATCACTTGGTTGTAGCTGTCGATGCAGGCGTTGAGCTGGTTGATGGCCCGGTCGCCGTCGGCTGTGATTTGGGCGATGAGTCGGAGGACTTCTCGCTCCTCATCAGAAGGCGTGTCAGCCGGTCTGTCAGATTGGGCTCTCGCTTCAGTCCAATTTCCGGGGGCAGCGGCGGCACTTGGGGCGGCTGATACACAACTGGTGGTCGGGAGGCGCACCCGGCCAGCACTGATAGCGCGATCAAGAGCAGACTGTTTTTGATTGACAACATTGTTGACCTCCATGAGTTTTGTCGATGTTTCGGTAATTTGTGCAGTGAGTTTTTGCTCTGTCTCTCTGGCCTCTGCGTTCTTCTTTGCAATTTCAATTTGCATCTCTTGGTCGCGGTCACCCCAGCCTTTGTGGTGGCCATAGAAATAGGCAGACGTGCAGACAACAACTGCGCCCAGGATCAGGTAGGGATTGGGCAACCCGATCATTTGACTGATGCCCTGGCTTCAGCTTGGAGCTCGCGCTCGGAATCGTCTTCCAGGCTGGGTGGCGTGGTCGGTGGCGGTGGCGGTGTCCAGCTCTCATCAAGCGGCGGGTTGACCCACACGGGCAAAGCACCGGAAGGAGGTGCGGTAGTAGGAATAGAAGCTACGGTAGTAGGGCTAGATGCTCCGGTAGTAACAACGGGAGGCGTTACCGTGCTAGTAACGGCCCCCACAGCCCGTTTGCCAACGATGCCACCAATTCCACCCACAATCAACAACACAATGTCATTGAGCATCTTGGTGTAGGCCTGGTCGATGGGTGCCATCGACTTGATGGGCTGGGTCACAAACGTCACGCTGTACAGCAGGGCAATCACAATGCCAAACAGGATGATCGTGATCATCACAACAACGAAGCCCCAGATGCGAACCTCGATCTCTTCGGGGGTAAATTTATTTCGGTTTGACAGCATCGGGTTCCACCTTCTTTTCAAGCACTGGGGCAACAAGATATTCGGGGCACGTTTGAGTGAATAGGCATCGAGGCTTTTGACACTCGGGCAAATCAAATTTGTCGGGGTTCTGGCAAACGTAGCGGTATTTGTCCTCACAACCGGCGAAGGCCACGATGGTCAAGCCAAGCAGCAGTAGTCTCATTCATTCGTCCTTCCTGTTAGCTTGATCCATTCTCTTTCGATCTTCCTCAAGCTGTTTGCGCAACCTCTCCATTCGCTCAATCTGAGCTTTGCTTTCCTTCTGCGTGGACAAGGTGTCGAAGTACATGATGCCGATCACCGGCATCATCAGCAGAAACACCAAGACCATCGCAATGAGTGCAATCAAAAACCCCATCTTGTCTTTCGATCCATTACCAGCAGACCCCAGAACACGCTCAGGTACACGATCACCAACAAGGCGGCGGCCAGGTAGATAGCTTTGTCCTGCAGATCGCTGATTACCTTTCTTCGGTGCCATCTTGCCTGTGCCTCGCGCTGATCCCTTGCCTCCCTGGCCTGCTCTTGCTCGACCGCGATCTGCTCGCGCATCTCATTGAACCGTGTCCACAAGTCGCCCAGCTCTGGCGGCGATTGGTAGATCATCTGCTCGCGCAGATCGGTCTCCATTTGCCTTAACTGGGTGAGCACCAGTGTGCGCTGCAGGGCACGTTCTGCCAGTGAGTCTGCGCCTTCATAGACCTCCTCCTTTGACTTGCGCTCTTCTTCTTTGTAGAAGTCTTGGATTTGCTGCATGTGCCGCATGAACTCACCCAAGCGCTTTGCGATGTCGCCCATGACCTGGTTGGGGTCATAGGCTGCGACTTCTTGGACTCGCTTTTGTTCGGCAGCGATCTGCTTTTTTTGCTCTTTGGTTGGGTTCGGGCCGAACATCCCGGCCAGCTCACCAACAATTTTCTTGACATCACCGGCAGTGTTCTTGACATCTTTGTAGGTGGCAATACCTTGCTTGATCGCGCCAAAGGCGCTGGATGCAAGCATGAGTATTGATATTGGATCCACATCTTACAAACCAAAGATCTTTGCGAACAGTGAAGCAGCAGCTCCAGGCCCGAGTAGCACGGCCACGATCACGGCATAGAGCAAATACTCAATCTTGGTCATGCGCTCTGACCCTTTGCTCAGAGAGTCAGAAATAAATTTCATTCTCTCTGTGCAAATAGCCTCATGGACTGCGAGCTTTGTCTCGGTGGAGTCAGTCATTCATTTCCCCAGGGCAAGCCACTTGCAATCTTAGGAGCCTTTTGTTCAGCAATCTGAGCCTCCAAAGCGGTCTCTACAGCCTCTTTATCCACAGACTGCCACACCCAAGCCAACACATCAGCTTGAGTCAAAGAATCATAAGAAACAGTGGGTTCGCCTGTCCATGAGCAAGTGTTGATGATGGATGCAGAGTAGTCCCCATCTGTTGCAACTGCTTGCCAGTGGGCCGTGGTGACAAAACCATCAGAGGTTTGTCGGTCAAGTTGGGAGATAGTCCAAGTGATATTCATTTTTAAGCCACTTTCACAATTATTCTTGCTCTTCCATCAGATTCAATAGCGATAACTTTACCAACAGCGGTTTGATATTGCTCAAAAGTTGGATTGCTGACTGCTTCGCCTTTGATTGCGCCGTTATCATTTACAGGAATGATGTACTGCCCTGCGGTTGCGCCCATGACATTGACAGGAACTTGACCAGCAAAAGCAATTCGATCAACCTTTTGACGGGCGACTTCCAAAGCGGCTTGAAACGCATCTTTTTCTTCCTGCGTTGATTCATCAGTTGGCTTTGTTAAGCCCAACGCATCTTCACTTCCCCAAGTATCTCCACCAACATAAGACGGGTCTGTTGATTTAACAGCAAAAGAAATCGCATCAGCAAACACATTGGTCAACTTACCTTGTGCATCAATACCGACCACATCACCTTTGGCAACAGTAAAGTCACCTGCTTTGGTCATGTATTCAGCGTAGTCAGCACCAGATGCATTTACTGTTCCACCAGCATTCAAAGAACGACCTGTCACAGAATTTCTTCCAATGACTGCCGCACACGCTGCACCAGTATTAAAATTTTCACTATCTTGAGCATTAACAGCAAAACTTACTTTGGCAGTTGTACTACTTTTTATATTAAACATATCTTGCCCGCCATTAGTAGCAGAGCCAATAGAAATGCCAACACCAGCAGTTAATGCTGTTGTAGTCCCCACCAGCAAGTTACCGCTGGAGTCGATACGGGCGCGTTCTGTGCTTGATGTAGCAAACCTCATTGTATTTATGCCAGACGATTCTAAAATCGTTCCGTCATTATCTGCGCCAATACTAAATACAGCATCAGTTGCTAAGTCTCTAGTAAATTTAGCAAGGGTAGAACCAGAAGTAAATACATCTAAACGCGCGGCAGGACTTGTAGTACCAACACCCAAATTCCCACTAGCATCAAGGGTCATTGCATCTGTAAAGGTGATTGCGTTACCCGCTGTGCCAGATGCCGCATAAGACCAAACATGAGCGCCGCCGCTTTGGTTATACAAAGTAGCCGTAGAAGTTCTTGCGTATTTAAAACCCGAATTAAAAGATACATTGTTGCTCACCCAAACATTTGATGAGTTTCCAAGAACGCCATTACCCGTGTTTGCAATGTTGAACCCAAGAACACCACTTCCGCTATATGTCGCAGGCGTAACACCCAATCCAAGGTTGCCGCTTGTGTCAAATGTGCCTACATTTGTGGCGTTTGTTTGAATAAGAAAATTATGATTTGATATTGTGCCAACAGAGGCAGTTGTTGAGTTACTTTGCAGTCGTGCATTTACCGTATTTGCACCCGTAGTTTGTAAATATGCGGCAGTTGCTGTTGACGTAACAGTCAATGACTGAGTGCCAGAACCAGAAGATGCAAGCGCAGTGCCGTCAAAAGTCAGCGCACTACCCGTGGTCAGCACCTTGGAGCCATTGAGGTAAGCAACCCCGTTGGCAGTGCCTGCGCTCAATGTTGGGTTTTGTGCCAGTGTTGTTGCGCCAGTCACATTCAAAGACGTGACAGTGCCACCAACCGTTGATGCAGCTTGCCATGTTGAACCGTTATAAACACGCAGCTCATTTGCTGTAGTGTTGAAATACTGATCACCAGTTGTCAGCGCGTTGCCGTCATTGTCAACACTTGGGTCGCTTGATTTTGCGCCCAAATAAATGTCATCAAATGCGTCAAAGCTCGCGGCAGCAGCGGCAGCAGATGCGGCTGCGTTTGTCTCGCTTGTTGCTGCAGCAGTCGCTGAGTTGCTTGCGTTTGTTGCACTTGTTGAAGCGTTGTTCGCACTGGTGCTGGCGCTTGACGCGCTGCTCGCTGCGTTTGTTGCGGATGTGCTAGCGTTGCTGGCCGATGTGCTGGCCGATGACGCAGAGCTGGCCGCATTGGTGGCCGATGTGCTGGCACCACTAGCTGAGTTTGATGCATTGGTCGCCGATGTGGCTGCATTGGTTGCGCTAGTTGATGCATTGCTGGCTTGTGTACTTGCGGTGCTTGCAGATGCTGCGGCGGCAGTGGCCGAGTTGGCCGCATTGGTGGCTGACGTAGATGCGTTACTTGCAGATGTACTAGCCCCGGAAGCCGATGAAGCTGCATTCGTTGCAGATGTTGATGCGTTGCTGGCCGAGGTTGCGGCGGCAGACGCGCTTGCAGCGGCAGCCGTAGCCGATGTTCCAGCCGATGCGTTATCTACCAACAAATCCCATTTGGCTGAATCAGCATTGGTGCTAATAGGTTGGGATCCACTAGATGTGTGCGCTGTATTTGCGTAGTAAATGTTCCCATTGCTGGTGTCTTTAACAATGTCCCGCTTGCTATATGTTGTAGCAGCGGCCCAATTACCACGGTTATCCCCAATCACTTCTCCAGTGGTAGGATTCCCGGCGGTATCAAATGCTAATGTTTTATTTGCGCGCACACTGGCTCGTGGCAGCGTCATGTTGATACTGGTCGGATCGGTTTGTGGGGCTTGTATGGTGCGCTGCAAACCTTCAGCGTTTTGCTGTGCAAAGATGGTCTGCTGATCCAACTCATCATTGACTGTGTTGGCAAAGAAGTCACCGCCGGTGGTGAAATCGGTGGTGCGCTGAATGGTGCGATTACCAACAATTGCGTACTGGGTTGGCGAGGTCGGAGACAGAGCCAGGCCAGCAGCGGTAATCGTCACCGAGCCGGTGCCATTTGAATTGATGGTCACCGTGTAGTGGGTGGTCAGCGTCAGCAGCGTGTCGTCTTTGTAGACCGCGATGTCTGTGTTGGCCAGGATCTCAAAGGTGAACGAATACGGGCCAGCGCCACCAGTGCCACTGGGCGAATACACCTGTCGGCGGGTCACGTTGCTGATTGGTACTGCCATGATGCAATCCTTCCTGTTGGAAATTGTACGGTTTTAATGCGGTTTGTAGTAGAGGCCATTTGCCTTGCGCAGCTCTTTGAGCTCGTCAATCTTGATCTGCAAAGCCGGGTCTTCAAACTTGAGCTGCTTCTTGGCCGCATCCATGAACTTGGAATGCACCAACTGCACGGTCTTTTGCTGGTCATCCAGCGACATCAGATCAAACCCGGGTGCCATCATGGTGCCCAGGATATCCTGGCGCGATGGCATCTCTTTGCCATAGATGGTCAGCAGCCGGTTGTACTGGAATGAGTCCATCTCCACACCGTCGATCTTGCGCTCTGGCATGCCGACAGGCGAGCCAATCCGCTGCAGCATGTCATCAATGTGGCTGAACTGAGCCGGGCTTACCCGGGTCGGCAGCACCAGCTCATAGGCCTTGCCCTGTCCCTGCATGATGGGGTCGCCCCATAGGTTCAGTGAATCTGGCAAAGCCTCGTTGGCATATGGCAGCCGGTTGCGGTACTTGTTGAAGGCCTCAACAAAGCCGCGCACGCCCATGGGCAGCTCGGGGCTGGCGCGGGTGTCTTTGGCCACAGGATCCAGCAAGCGCTCAATCCCGGCCACCAGTGAGTTGTAGGCACCGGCAGGAGAGCCGCCAATCACAAAGCCACCAAACTGCTTGACCAAACCGTCCACAATTTTCTTGCCGTCAATCTGGCCTTGCTGGTTGGTGCCAATGAGCTTGGAGACCTCGGCGATGCCTTGCAAATAGGGCTGCTCTTTGAGGTACTCATAGAGGCCATAGGTCGCCCCCAGGAACACCTCTTCCACCTTGCCAGCGTCTGGCTCATGCTTGGCATATTCGGCATAGTCAGCCGCGATGGCCATGAGCGCCGACACAGGCTCCATGCCGTTGTAGCTGTAGTAGGCATCGCCCACCTTGATGGAGTAGGGCAGCCAGCCGTCACGCATGAGCGCCTCGCGGTCGGCCTTGCGCTCTGGGCCACGCCCAGTGATGTTGCCCTCGGCGGCCAGCATGGCAAAGGTCGCAAGCACTGAGCTGCCCAACGTCACTTTGGCCAGGGCCATGTCGCGGTACACGCCGCCCTTGGCGATCTCATCACGCCATTGGGAAGACAGCGGTGCAAATGGGGTGCGCTCGATCAACTGCAGCCCAATGTTGGCCGGGGTTTTGAAGAACGGCACCACCACCTTGAGCATGGGATGATTGAAGACCTGCTGCAAACTCTTCAGAGCAGGCGGCAGATCGGCAGTGAAGGTGCCTTTTTGGGCATACAGGGTTGCCGCTTCATCCAGATCTTTGGGTGGATTCTTGAACAAACCTTCGACCTCAAGCGAT